GAGCGCTCCATCTTTTTCTATTGATGCTAGTGATACTCCATCTTTTAAGTCCCTAATCTCGACTGCAAAGTACTTCTTCATGAATGCTTGAAAGGCAGTACCAGAGACATACTTGCCTATTTCACCCATTGTTTTGTTGTACAAGTGATCATCACCATATACTATAATGCACAGCTCTCCATTAGAAATAGATATGCTGAGCTTATCCTGTATGTCTGGTGGTGCTTCTGAAATGGTTTTTGCCAGGAAAAGGAACCACCAAAATGTCATAACCCATGAATCCATATGACTTGTATTCTGGCACCCGGAAGGGACTCCTCCTCTCTGCTTTACCCATGTTTCTCCCATCATGTGTGTAATCCTACACAATAGGTTTCTTATCAGAAATTTTGTGATCACTTTTCTTGCCTCGTAATCTGGGCTTTTTGGATCGTCGTATACCATACCGAACGAGAAGTAGGTATCTACTAAATTTGCCAAAACTCTTTGGTCAAAATTAGTAACATCCCCTTCGACAATACTTGGCTGGAAAGCTTCTTTAACTGAGAAGACATTCATGCATGCTGCTAAGACGTCACCGCCTCCGCACCGCCACGGCCTCCCAATCATTATCATTCTCCCGCGCTCGTACTTCATTCGCTGGCCAATCAGTATTTCCATGCACGCAAATAAGGATGATGGACATACAAAAGTTCTTACTTTCGCTAAGTTTACTTCCCACTGTTCTGGTGTAAAATGCTTTCCCACATGATACGCATGTTCCGACTTGAAGCTTGTTTTCCAGTAAATTGCTGGATCATTATCTGGATGCTTGCAGAATTCTACTGCCGTTCGTAAATCCTGTACATGATTTTCAAACTTCTTCCCGTTTGGGGTCACGCGAAGTGTAGAACCATTTGGCAAGATATGGGTTGACTCTGGACCTGGATTAAGTCCTGCCGATGCTGCTAAGGAGCGTCCTTCCACTCCTGCTGTATCTAATCCCATATCAAACTTCCCCCAGCTTGCACGAGTTCCCAGATTTTGATACAACATTTCTATTGCCTCTGGTTTTACTTGATCCAACTCATGTTCTGCCGGTTGTGGTTTATGTGTGTTTGCTGCATTTTTTAACAGCGTGTCTGTTGACTTTACTGGGTGTAATCCCCGTGTTCTATCTGTATGGTGTGGATACCCTTGTGTAGTACCGTATGCCACTGACCACATCGACAAATTATGCATCAACAATGTAATCTCTACTAATCGTTTATCCTTTTGTTTATTCATATCCATTTCGCGTTGCATTGTATTACGAAAGATTACGTCCTCTTTTACAAATGCACGTGCATATGTTTCGTCTGGAATTTTCGTCTTTAACCTATTATTTATGTACATCTTGTCTGCTCGCTTCACTGCCACTTCAATGCGTGGGTCTGGCGGCTTTGGAGTCCCCTCAGGGCTCCATGATACATTTCGTAATGGTGGTGGAATTATTGTTAGGTTCGTATCTACTACATTAGCTACAAATCGGTTCAGCGGTGCATCATAATTTCTCCTGATTACTTCACCATTCTGCCACTGGTACAGACTTGTAAAACGCACTGTCCAATCTTTTGAGCTTTGTTCGTAGTCTGCATATGAAATTGTGTCCACGTAGTCTTGCATATCAGGGTGCACCCCTCGTATATGTAGAACACACGCGCAATTCTCATGCTTACATCCCTCCTCTAGTTGAGGCTTTATTTCTATAAATTTGTTCTTATCGAAATCATTTTTCTTTCCATCTTTAAAGACTTGCCTTAGAATCTCCATATTTGTCGTGGAGGTTCTTAGTATTTTCC